CATCCGTCGCTATCCCGATCGCACATGGGGCCAGGGTGCCCACAGCCAGCCTCTCGCCGAAGAGTTCGGCCAGGCGGCCCGTGATTACTTCACCGCCTCTGGTGGCATCCTTGATCCCAGTAGCTCAGGTAAAGGCCGCTGGAAGGTTGCTGGCCAACTTGGCGGGTTCTGGGGTGCTGGCGTCGGCAAAGGCACCGGCCTGCCCGCCCACTTCATCAATGTTGACGACCCGATCAAAAACCGGCAGGAGGCCGAATCTGCCGCATATCGCCGCCAGCTTTACGACTGGTGGTCCACGGTGCTCAATACCCGTGAAGAACCCGGCTGTCTCAAGTTGATCACCCATACTCGATGGGCCGATGCCGACCTGATCGGCTGGTTGATCACACAGGTTGAGGAACTGGAGCGCGACGGCAACGCAGACGCGGCCGAACCGTGGCATGTAATTCAAATGTCAATCATCGCCGAGCCGGTGCAGGTTGCGGTGCCGGCAACACTCACACTGGAGCCTGACCATCGCCAGCCCGGTGAAGCGCTGGACCCCGATAGGTACGATGCCGAGTGGGCACGAAAAAAGCAGCTGAACACCCCAGATCGAGACTGGGCAGCCCTTTACCAGCAGCGCCCGCAGCCGGCAGGTGGCACGGTGTTCAATGCGGGGATGTTCCGCTTCTATGGCACCCGCGAACGCCCTGGACTGGAAGGTGACGCGATACTGCCCGATCGCTTTGTACGCAAACTGGCGAGCCTTGATTGCACCTTCAAGGACACCGCTGGCAGCGACATGGTGGCCATGCAGCTATGGGGCCAGGACAGTTCTGGGGCGTGGCTGGTTGACCTGCTGGATCAGCGGATGGACTTCGCTAAAACCGAAGAAACCGTTGGGGCAATGTGGCCGACATGGAACTTTGGCGAGTTGTTTGTTGAGGACAAGGCAAATGGCAGCGCCGTTATCAGCTCCCTGAAGCGTGCCGCCGCTGGCTTTATTGTTCATGCCGTCGATCCGGTAGGTGGGAAGGTGGCCAGGGCTAATGCCGCTACGCCTGAGTTCAATAAGGGCCGAGTGTTCCTGCCTCGATGGCACCCGCTGACCGAGCTGCTTAAGTCGCAGCTGTTGAAGTTCCCTGGCGATACCTTTGACGACCAGGTGGACGCCTTGAGCCAGGCGATCAATGCGATGCAGGGCACCGGCCCGATGCGCATCACCACCGCCACCTACGGCCATGGCGCCGCCGCCCCGTCCCCACGGGAGCCGGTGCCTAGGCGATCGACTATCCCCGGCTTTCGATGACCACCCAACCCACCCAGGACACACCCATGGACACCCCTGCACCGATCAACATCGTTTTCGACGGTCCGCCGGGACCAAAGGGCCCCCGATTTATTGAGGTTGAAACCGACGACGGGCGCAGTATCCGCATTGGTGAATGGCAGCAACGACAAGACGGGAACTGGGGGCTGAGAATTGCCGCTTTGCCGCCTGTGACCCCAAATCCTGAGCAGGATGCTGACCCAGACCCGGAAGAAGATCTGATGCAAAGGATTTTGGCGCAATGCCTGGAAACTGATATTTCTGCGGTACACGCTGCTGGTGCGTGTAACGCTGTTAGCGTATTACTTTTGGCGCAAGCCTATAACTTGACCAACCATCCTGAGCAGGAAAGCAAATGATCACCCAACCCACCCAACCGATGGACACCCCCCGCGACCCGCACCTTCCGCCCCCTGCGGTCGTTGATTGGCTGCTGGAACAGAACTGGTCGGAGATGATCCCGATTACCAGCATTCAATATGAAGGGGCAAGACCTCACGGTATGACCAAGAGCAGGCTGTGGGCATACCAGATGGCTGGCCCTGAATTTGGCGAAGATTATGGGGGTCATATCTTGTTACCCGTCGAAGCGCTGGACGCTTTGCGCAAGGATGCTGAGGCACGCAACCCATGAACATCTTCCGCCTATTCCGCCAGCTCCGCCTGTACGCCCTCGCCCAACAGCTAGTCCCATTCCACCTGCCAGCTTCGGATCGTGAACTACGCCGATGGGATGCCCTTGGCGAGGCTTATACCGCCTTGCTGGAGATCAAGTACGCCGACAGCCTGCAGTCTGCCCGCGAGATTGCGGCAAGTTCCGCCGATCGTGTTCGTGAGTCTTGCCGCCAGCCATGACCACCAGACCCAACCCGCAACCACAGCCCACCGATGGCAACCCTGAAGCTCCCGCCAGCTCCCTTGTCCCAACTGATCGGCATGCCGGTAGCGGGGACGTGGCGACTTCGCCAGTCGTCGCAGGGGAGCCACCTGGAGCTGTTCCGGTTCGGGGGGAGCTGGACGCCACCATCGCCAGCGGTGAAGATCTACCTGACGCCAAGCCACGTCTTACTACTCGATCGCGGCGAGCTGTTCGTGCAAGAGAACCCCTTGAACAGCCGACCAAACCCGGCAGCCCGCCACGCACCGAGCTATCAGAGCGACTGATCGTCGAAAACCAGGGACTTGCCCGCAAGGCCGCCAACAAATGGTCGAGGATGTGCGGTCGGCCCTATGACGACTTCATTGGCCCTGCAATGGAGGGGCTGGTGAACGGCTGCCGTCGTTACGATCCCGAGCGCCTCAACCCTGGTACCGGTCGCCCGTATGCCATCTCTACCTGCGTCTGCCAATACATTGAGGGGCAGATCAAACATCACATTAGGGATCATGGCTACGATATAAAGATGCCGTCAAAGTGGCGTGAGCACTACCCCAAGGTGCGCCGGTTGCTGGCCGAAGGCTTGAGCCTGGCCCAGATAGTAGAGGCCATTCCCGCCTTCACCGAGGCTGAGATCACCGAAATGATGGGTGCCATGATCGGCACTGTTGAGCTAGAAGACGAGATCACCCTGTTCAGCGATCACCAGCCCCAGGTCATGGATGAGAGCGTAGCGGCGGCGCTGTTCCGCCTCACTGAACAGGCATTTAACAACCTGCGGCCCGCTGATCGTGGCTTGCTGGAGCGATGGTCCGCCGATCCGTTCAAGCGACCCTACCCTTATGGGTCGATGGCTCAATTCCACAACCGACTGAAGATCCAACTGCGCGGTAAGACCCTACAGCAGTTCCGCCAGGGGATGCTCGGCCTTGACGTGGCAACCGCACCACCAGCACCCAAGGCCCGCAGCCCGCGTCAGCCCCGGCCCGCCGTTACCTCGGCAGTTCAGCCGTCGCTGTTCGGCCGCAACCAGCGCAAGCCGCACCCTAGGGCGGTAAAGCTATAGCCCAGCAGGAAAGCTCCAGTAGCAGGCTAATGGTGGGCGCTGGTGCAGTCGAGTCATCCTGGAACTGACCCCAAGCTGCCGAGTTTTCAGCACCCGGTACTGCGGGAGCATAAGGAAGATCTGGAGCGTGCCTATGACGCCTGGTATTGCCTCAAGGGCGATGAGGTAAAGCGCAAGTACCTACCGCCCGAACCAGCCGAGCCAGCCGAAGCCTATCAGGGCCGGCTAGGCCGTGCTGTGTTTCCCGATTTTTTCAGGGCTGGTCTAGAGGGTTTTGCCGGGGTGTTATCGCGCTCCGAGTTGAAAGATCCGCCGCCAACATTTGAGGCGAACAGGGATAACGTAGACCTAGAGGGCAATTCACTTGAGGCCTTCTGGCTCACCGTGGATCCCCTGTGTCTGCGCGATGGCGCCGTCCCGATCCTGGTCGAGATGCCAGACGGCCAACCCACCAATGGTGCCAGTGAAGCAGCAGCAAAGCGGCGCCCGTACCTGGTCAGCCGCACCCGTGCTACCTGCCTGAATTGGAAGACCGCCGTAGTCGGATCTGTAGAGGTGGTGACCCGCTGCACGTTCCTGGAATGGGCGGAAGTTGATAGCGAAGATGGTGATTTTGGGGTGAAATATGAGGAGCGCGATCGGGTGATTGAACCGGGGAAATGGACGCTCTACCGGCTGATCAAGCGTGCCGATGGTTCCATGGTCATGGAAGTGGTGGACGAGGGGCAGTACCTAGACTCACGGCAGCAACCGCTCACCATTTGCCCGGTGGTCTGGTACTCGGCCGAGAAAGCCGGCTTCGGTCATGGTGCGCTGCCATTGCGGCAGGTGGTCGAGCACTGCTTCCAGCATTTCCGCAAGTCAAGCGATCTAGAGGAGAAAACCCACAAGTGCGCCATGCCGGTGCCGGTGCGCAAGGGTGCCTTACCACCAATGCCTGGCCAAGCAGTCACACCGCTGGTGATTGGTCCTAACACGGCTGTCGATGTGGACAAAGACGGGGACTTCTTTTTCTCCGAGCCATCGGCCACGTCCTTGGTTGAGCAGCGGGCTCAAATCAAGGAAGTGAAGGAGCTGATTGATCAGCAGTTGCTCGGCTTCCTGACCGGTGAAAGCAAAATCACCAAAACCGCCACCCAGTCCCAGCTCGAAGGCGGCCGAACCCAGGTAAGCATCAGAGCGATGAGTGAACGCAAGAAGTCGGTAATGCAGTCCATATTTGACATCTGGTGCCGCTACACCGGGGAGCAGTTGGCCGTAGGCGCTGGCTTGACGGTTGACGAAAATGCCTTCGCCGCGCCACTGGATTCGCAGGCCGCCAAGGCTTTGATGGACTTGGCCGGTGGCGAGCCGCTGATCAGCCAGCAGAGCGCGGTCGAGATGTTGCAGGTGGGCGGTTTCAATCGGATCACCACCAGCGCAGAGGATGAGATGGAGCGGATCAACCGGGAGCGGCCGATGCTGGGGGCACCGACGCCGGAGCGGGACGACCTGACCATGCCACTGGATGAGGAGCTACCGGGCGAGGATGAAGACTAAGGGATTGTGACGGATTGCCAAGTGTGCGGGCTGGTTGCTGCTGAGCTGTAACGCGCCGGCTACTATGTGGAGACAGGGCAAGGCCCTGGCCACCGCCACCGAACCGCCGCCTTCCGGTCATGCAAACTCAAACAATCTTCATCCGTGACGGGTTTTGGAATAGCTGCTACGAACCATACGATCTACCTGGTGCATATTGCAGAACACGCTATGCAATTACCCCAACCGATGGAAGTAGTTTGCCGAGCAATGGGGAATACAAAGGATTCGTACTAGTTGACAATCTACTGCGACTAGTAAGTGGTGGTGAGTATTTTGGCGGCTCAATGATGAATCAATTATGTCGAGACTTCACTATTGTTTTCGATGAAGCGTTTCACGATGAATATCGCGCTGGAATTGAGCGTGGCTACAAAGGCAAGAGAGGCGTGCATTGGAACTATTTTTGCAAGTGCTCTGAGGCCTGGAGAGATGGCTATCTGGAGGGCCGCGAGGCGCGGGAGCGTTTGGCAAGCTGACCGGTCCCCCAATCACAACAATCTGTGAACTGTCCCATCCCTCCCTTCCCAGTCCGTAACGCACCGGCTACCATATGAAGACCGGGGGAGAGA